CTGCGTCTTGACAGTGGCGTACTCGTCCTCGGTCAACCAGCGCATGGGTTGGAAAAACAGCTTGGGGCTCTCGGCCTTGGTGTCGAACTTCATGCGGGTCACGATCTGCTCAGGGTTGATTGGCGGATTTTGAACCGCCAAATAACGCACAAAGGCTTGCAACGGACGCTTGTCGCCTTCTTCCTTGCCGAACACCGAAGTGGCAGGCAGGGTCAACTGGAGCACATCACCTTCAGGGGCGCTGGCCAGCACCACAGCCAAGCGCTGTTGGTAGCGGCAAGCGCGGCTGTTGCCTTGGCCCGAACCGGCTACGTTTTGTTTGCAGGCCATGCAAGTCACGGACTGCTTGTTTTTCGCAACGGAGTCAGGCTTCTCACCATCGTTGCTCCAGCAATCGGGAGGGCCAGCGGCTGCGTCTTTGTCGTATGAGCCCGCGTAGAACACGCGGCTGACTTTAGGCGCTGCCTTGACCACGATGACATCCAAGTGGCGTTCATCAATAGATGCGACTTCCTTGCCGCCTGCGACCAGACGAAACACGCCGCCTTTGATGCTGATACGCTTGGTGTTACCGCCAGCGCCGCCCATCAGGGCTTTGGCTGTTTCAGAAAGCTCGTTGTTGCGTGCAAATGCGGGGACGGCTACGCCGCTAAAAATAGCTATGTTGCTCATTTAATTTCCTTGGTTAACGTGGTTTGGTTACAGTGATGTCGAACTCAGTTGTCGAGTTGAGTCCGGGGGGAACGATGGTGGGGTTCTCGGAAAGAAAGGTCGCCATGTTGGTCTGCGCAATGCGCTTCTCAAGCAGGTCAACCAACCTATGCTCAAGAACAAAGTCCTTGAACGAGTCCCAGTCTTGGGTGTTGTAGCGCGTCTTTGTGGTCAGCGTTACTGTGCCCAAATCAGTGCGAACAGATTTAACGCCAAGCGCTTTCATCTGGTCTTTCATGGCAAATTTAACTTCGTCTTGCTGTGCCTTGAGCAACTCCACTTGCGTGTCGTACTCCTTGGTCAGCGCGGCGATCTTATCCCGAATCTTTCGGTAGATCAGGGCTAATTTATCCAGCGGGATTGCTTCTTCTGACATTAACTTCTCCTGTTTTGTTTGTCTAAGGTTGGACAGTCTACACGATTTTTTAAGCTATGCAACTCCTTTCATAATTTAATTTCTGTATCGAACATTTGCGTTAGCAAGGCGTGGTCGTCCACCCTTGCATTGAGCGCCTTGAACATCTTTTTCTCAATGGGGGAACCCTCGATGTGGATGACCGTTACCTTGTCGGAGTCCTGACCCTTACGGTCAGAACGAGCAATACACTGGATGTACTGCTCCACGCTCATCAGGGGGCCATAGAACACCACCGTGTCGGCGGCAGTTAGGGTAATCCCGTGGGCGGTAGCCTGCGGCTGCATCACCAAGAAGTGGGGATTGGGCTCATGCTGGAAGCGCCGGATGATATCGCCCCGCTTGGAAGCCGGTACGTCACCGTGGATGCACTCCGCCGCGTAGCCCTTCTTGTTCAGGTAGTCCAACACCGTAGTGATGGTGCTGCGAAACAGCGCAAAGATGATGACCTTGCGGCTGGTCTCCTGCAATATCTCGTCGAGCACAGCCAGCCGTGGGGCAGAGTCGAACTCCACTACTCCCTTGTCGTCTGTGTACGCTGCGCCACACGAAATCTGCAACAACTTATTGATCGCCACGCCTGCATTGACCGCGCTGATTGTCTCGCCTGCGGCTTGGATGAGCATTTGCTCTTTGAGCAAGTTGTAGTACTTGGCCTGCTGCGGGGTCAGGGGAACTTCGCGTGTGGTGGTTACCACTGGTGGTAGGTCAAGGCACTCTTCTTTGGTGAAGCGAATCGAGGGTTGCAGCGCTTCATGCACCAAGTCCTTCGCTTCTTTTTTGGGAACCCATTTGTACATGGTGAGCTTGTACACCACCTTATCGCGCCACGCTGTAAAGAACTGCGGTACACCCTCGGGGTTAACTAGCTTGGCCAGTCCGTATGCATCCACTGGCGACTGTGCAGCAGGCGTGCCAGTCATCATCCACAAGTTGGTCTGCGGTGTGAGGATTGCTTTGAGCACCTTCCAGCGCCGGGTAGTCTGTGTCTTGTATGCTCCGCACTCGTCCACAATCACCAAGTCAAATCGCCCGTCAGCAACGATCTCACTGGCTATCAGGTTCAACCCATCGTAATTGGCAATCACGAACTCATAGTTCTCCTGCACCATTTCAATACGCCGACTAGCCTGCGCATGGTGAGCCACAACGGCAGAGCGATGGATGATGCTGTTGTTCAAGTCGCCCAACCACGCAGAGTGCATGATCGACAACGGGCACAGAATCAAACAGCGCTTGACCTTACCAATGCGCATCAGATAGTCCGCAGCCCACAGCGCTGAGAGTGTCTTACCCGTACCCGGTTCAGAGAACACGAAGGCTTTGCGGTTCAACGTAAGGAACGCAGCGGTCTCAATCTGGTGCGCCATCGGCTTGTACTTGCCCGGCCAGTTGTAGCGCTTGGTGATTGGGGAGGGTACGTTCTTGACTCCGAGGTTACGCAGTACGCGCACTTCGTCCAGCCCCCAGTAAACAGCAATCTCACACCCATCGTCGTACTCGGCGACGATTTTGTGTTTTGGGATGATGCTGTATTTTTCGGGGTTGCGTGTCTTAAACAGTATGGCTTTATCTTCTACGATTTGCATTTGCTTCTCATGTAATTATTTGTTGTCGCCTTGATTGGCGCTCTTGCTGCGTAGTCTCAAATTGCCCGGTGTTGACTTACCGCCTTTGCGCAACGGTTTAACGTGGTCGATGTCTTTACCAGCGCGGTCAACACCCTTGGCATCGTACGCACGCCTTGCACGCTGGCGTTCATGTTGGTCTGAGTCCGGCCCTGATTTGCCGGTCTTTAAGTCTTGCTTGTATTCCTTTTTGTAGTCACGAGTTGCCATGATGTTTTCTTTCAGTGTTTAGGGTGATGTACACAAGTGGTTGCCGGACACCACGGACATAGCGGCGAAGGTTTGGCGTTCCACACGCCTGTCTCATAGGCTTGCTCAATGCGTGCAGCCCTCTCACGGTAATCCCACCAATGGGCGTCTGCTTGGTCGTGCGTCATGCTGTGCTTGACCATGCTGCCCTTGACTATGAACAACAGCGCGGAGTTAACCTTGCGGATGTGCGGGTAGTGTGCGAACACCATGATCGACATGAGTTTTAATTGGTCACGGTCAGGGTATTTATCCGAGCCCGTTTTCCAATCCACCACCCACGCAGTCATGTTCTCGTCGTCGATGATGAGCATGTCGGCAATGCCGCGCACCCACACATTTTTTGCACGCCAATCACACGGCTGAAGTTCTTTGGTCAGCGCCATCTGCTGCTCAGCTAGTTTGCGTCCGGGCTTTTTGAGTAGCGCATCGACCACGGGAACAAACTGCGCGTAGGCTTCGGGCACTGGCGTGTTGTCACGGATGTAAAACTCCAACGCTTTGTGGACTTTGTTGCCGTACCTTGTGGCCTCAGTCTCAGTGAACGGGAAGTTCTTTAAGACTTTGATTTCTTGATACCGCTTGGGGCATCCCTCGTAGTCTTTTAGGGCACTGTGACTCCACGCTATTACTTTCATTTAGAACCTCGCTGTCTTTACGGCTTGCGCCAGTCGTGTTGAAAAATCTTCCACAAACTTTTCGTTCAAGTGCAGTGAGTGATCCATATCGTGCAAGATTGCATGCGTGAGTTCGTGCCAAAACGTAGCGTGCATTTCGTGGTCTTTAAACCTGCGGCCCGATACGTTGCTGTTGCGGGCGATTTGAATGCGATGGTTGTCGTACTGAATCGAACCTTGCCATGCTTTTTTAAGCATGGCTTCGACAATCTCAACCGAGTACTTTTTGTTCCCAATGCGCAGCCTGCATGGAATTGGGTTTTTTTCTTTTGTTGCCATTTACTTCTCCTATCCTTTTGCTAATCCATAACGACGATGCGCACCACCGTCAGCGTTCAATGGAATCCCCGGCATGTACCGTGGCTCCATAGTCATTTGCGCCAAAACCCAAGTCTTAGCGTATTCAACCTCTGCATCCGGCACCACGACGATCTGCTCGTCATGCACCGTGCCCGCCACGAAGTACTTCTTCGATGTGCGTAGCATCCCATCCGTCATAACGATACGCGCAACAGCCTGTGTTACGTTGTTCGTTATCTTGCCAGCGTAGAGTTTGGTAGCGTCTGGCCCGTATACCCACTGGCTCCTACCTTTGTCATCTTCAACTTGGCGCAAATCAGGGTACAGCAACTTCATGCCGTTAGGCAATTCAATCTCACCCTTCCTGAAGGTCAGGCATTTATACCTGAACTCCTTGCCCTGCGCAAGCGCTGAACCGATCAGGCCGCTGCACATGTCCCAAAATGATACCACCGGATGCGCCGTGTTGCGGTAGATGTCGATGATTTTCTTGGCCGCTACGCAGTGAATCAGCAGTTCCTTGTCCGTACAAACGTGGGGAATCTCCAGCATCTTGATTACGTTGTCATCCCAGTCAAGGAACTTCTGTACGTACACCGCATCCACGCCCAGCTTGCGGGCGAAGTCCTTGTCATAGCGCACGGGCGGAGCGCCAAGGAAGCCGGTCAGAAGCTGCTGCGCGAACGATGCCCACCCTAGCCCATAGCCGCAGCCCAGTAAAGCAGACTTGCTCGATTGGCGAAGATCAGAATGGCTCTCCTTGGTCATGCCGGGGATGTTGAACATCTGCGAACCAAATGCAGCGTATGGGTCAGCGCCTGATCGGAAAATGTCCAGCATGTCCTCGTAGTCAGACAACCACGCCAGCACACGCGGTTCAATTTGGGACAAATCCCCCACCACCAATTGACACC